CACGGGCGATTGGCACAGTAGCCAAGGGATTGGTAAAACAAGCGATGGATGGCAACACAAGCGCGGCTATGTTTTATCTAAAAACACAAGCGGGATGGAAAGAGACAAATGTGCAGGAGCATACGGGTGAAGGTGGCGGCCCAATAAATCACAGCATCGAGGTGTCTTTTGTCGGCACAAATCAAGGCTGAGTTTCCAAAAAAGCTACAGTTTCTTTTCAGGCCGAAGCGATACAAGGGCGCATATGGTGGTCGTGGGTCTGGAAAGTCATGGTCTTTTGCCCGAGCACTATTGATCAAAGGTGCACAAACGCCGCTCCGTATTCTCTGCGCCCGTGAGGTGCAGAAGTCAATCAAGCAGTCTGTACATAAGCTGCTATCAGATCAAATTCACACACTAGGCTTGAGTTACTTCTACGAGATTCTGGAAACCGAAATCCGTGGGAAAAACGGCACTGAGTTTTCATTTTGCGGCCTTGCTCAACACACTGTTGACACGATCAAGTCGTATGAGGGCTGCGATATATGCTGGATTGAGGAAGGACAGGCCGTTAGTAAGCGATCATGGGGTGTGCTGATCCCGACTATCCGCAAGCCAGGCTCTGAAATCTGGCTGACGTTTAACCCAGAACTGGAAACAGACGACACATATCAGCGTTTTGTGGTAAACATGCCTGATGACGCCGAAATGGTGAAGGTCAACTACTGCGACAATCCTTGGTTCCCGGATGTTCTTGAACGCGAGCGCCAACACTGCAAACTGACCGACCCGAAAAACTACGAGAACATTTGGGAGGGCAACTGTAAGCCCGCAGTCGAAGGCGCGATCTACTACGATGAAATGCAAGCCGTTGAATTGCAGCGCCGCATCTGCAATGTGCCATACGATCCGCTCATGAAGGTGCACGTTGTTTTTGACCTGGGCTGGAATGATGCAATGGCAATCAGCCTGGTCCAGCGATCATCGTCAGAAATCCGAGTGATTGAGTATATTGAGGACAGCCATAAGCCGCTGGATTACTACAGCTCTCTACTCAAAAACAAAAACCTCAACTGGGGTAAATTGTGGTTGCCGCATGATGGTCGGCATAAAAGCATTCAGACCGGGAAAAGCGCTCAGGAAATCATGCAGGCATTAGGTTGGCAGGTAGAAATAACACCAAACATGAGCATTGAGGATGGGATAAAACTCACACGCATGACGTTTGGCCGCATTTATTTCGACAAAGAGAAAACCAAGCGACTGATAGAGTGCGCGAAACGGTATCGTCGGCAAATCAATCAGGCAACGAATGAGCCTGGCCCACCATTACATGATGAGTTTTCACACGGTGCTGACAATTTGCGCTATATTTGCGTTAATGCAGAGAGTTTGGTTGATCGGCCTGCTATCAGCCCGATTAAACGAGTAGTCACAAATCACGGCTGGATGGGTTAATCATGACTGAAGTCACCGAAGAAATCGTATTTAAAGTCGACGGCGTTGACATTGCGTTCAAATCCCGCGAGGAGGCTGAGGCGCATGTTTCCCTCGTGCAGCATAATGACGCATTAACATCGTTGCGCAACAAAGCCAGCAACATTCCGCTGCTAAATATCGCGTTTGCCGAGGACCAGAACATATTGTCTACTGAGAGTTTTCAGGCGGCGGCTAGTGTTTTTGCTGATGCAAACCGGCTCTATCAGGCGATTTATGGCGAGCCTATGCCTGCTGACTGGCTGACGTAAAACCAAACAATATTGTCGAGATGACAAAATGAAAAAAACCGACGACCGCTATCAGTCTATTTGCGCAACTATCAAACTGGATGTTGAGGCCAAAAACGAGGAGCGCGAGTTAATGCGCGATGACCAGCGGTTTGCTGCTGGCGATCAGTGGCCAGATGTTATCCGTAAAGCGCGGGAGTTGAGTAATCGCCCCATACAAACGGTCAACAGGATTCCGGCGTTTATTGACCAGGTAACGGGAGACGCCCGGCAAAACAAACCATCCATCAAAATCCATGCGGCTGAGGATGGCGACGAGGATGTAGCGCTGATCTATGATGGCCTGGCTCGGGCAATCCAAAACGAGTCAAATGCAGATTTTGCCTATGACACAGCGGTAGAGCATACGGCTAATTTTGGGTTTGGCGCGTGGCGCGTGAAAACTGACTACGAGTCTGAGGATAGTTTTAACCAGATTTTGCTGATCCAGCGTATTACCGATCCGCTATCCGTCTATTTTGACAAAAACGCGCAGCTGCCTGACTACTCTGATGCCCGGCATGTAACGGTTAAAGTGGTCATCACAAAAGATGATTATCAGTCACGCTGGCCGGGCAAAGACAAATCGGCCTACAGTTTTGATGATTTTGCGCCAGAATGGGTAGTAGGTAAAGACCAAGTGGTCGTCGCCGAGCATTGGTACAAGGTCGAGGAAAAGAAAACGCTCTATCTGTTGCAGGACGTCGATGGCAACACAAAATCATCGTTTGAGTTGATGCCAGAGACAGTTGTTGTGCAACAGCGCGAAACAACCGTCACATCGGTAAAAATGTGCTATCTCAGCGGCGGTGATATTCTGGAGGAAAAAGACTGGGCTGGGAAAATCCTGCCCATTGTCGGCGTCAACGGCAAAGAGGATCTGGTTGACGGCAAGCGCACTTTGCGCGGGATCGTCCGTTTTGCCAAAGACCCGCAGCGGATGTACAACTACTGGCGCACGATTGATACTGAGCAAAAAGCACTCGCGCCAAAAGCGCCTGTTTTAGTGTCGGCAAAACAGATTGAGGGTTATGAGCAATATTGGCAGGACGGACTAACAACGACTGCGCCCTATCTGATTTACAATCCTGACCCATCCAGCCCATTACCAAATCGAGTCAATGCCGGGATTGTCGACAAAGGCGCAAACGAAGCTGCGCTGATGTGTGTTGACGAACTGAAATCGACAACCGGCATATTTAGCGCCAGCCTGGGGGAGGAGGACAACGAAAAATCAGGCCGTGCAATATTGGCTCAGCAACGTAAAGGAGACACGGCCAATTTTGCCTACATTGACAACGTATCTCGCGCCATTCGTCTGACTGGCCGTATCCTGATTGAAATGATCCCGAAAATCTATGACTCGGCGCGGGTTGTATCGATCATGGGGGTTGATGGCGAGAAAAAACTAGCCAAAATCAATCAGGTCGATCAGGTCAAGGGTCAGCCGAAAATGATTGATTTAACGGTTGGAAAATATGACTTGGTAGTCACGCAAGGCGCGAGTTATGCGACAAAACGCATTGAGGCGCTGAACATGCTCATGGAGTTGATGCGCGTCAATCCGGCCATGCTCAACATTGGCGGTGATTTGATGATGAAGGCAATGGATTGGGACGGATCGGAAGAAATGGCTGACCGCCTGAAAAAGCTGCTGCCGCCGCAATTGCAGGAAAACAACGGTGAACAGGAATTGCCGCCCGGCGTGCAAGGCATGATTGAGCAGGGGAAACAGATGATTGACGAAATGTCGCAGCATATCTCGGCGCTGGAGCGTGAAAAGGACGACAAAGACGATGAGTTGAGATTGAAAAAATACGAGATTGACGTCAAGGCTGAAATCGAATTTGCGAAAATAGCCGCCACTGCTGGGTTGTCGATAGATGATGTTAAAAACATTGTCAACGATGCTCTGGCTAATGCCGCGAAACAGCCGGAATTACCAGATGAGCCAGAAACTAATGAGGATGCCGCGCCTATCGTTCAACAGCCAGAAATAGAACAGCCTGCCGCCCCGCCAGAGCTTGTTGCAGAACAGATGCCCGTGCTGCCGGATGTACAACAGAATGAATTGACGGAATAGCATCTATAGTTTATTTTTATAGTACCGCACTAGTTCGGTCATATAGCTAGGTCGCCGTGAGGCGCATGTAAATCCGATACCAGGAAACCCAATCCCATGAGTGATACTACTCAGTCTGATGTTGTTGTGGATTCATCCCCACAGGTCGAAGTCGTTGAGTCCCCCGTTGTTGCAAAAGTCGAAACTAAAGAGCCTGAAAAAGCTCCTGTTGCGACTGAAACGCATGATGAGGAGCCAGACGAAACCAGCCTACCCAATGGCGTTAAAAAGCGCATCGACAAATTAACTCGTCAAAAATACGAGACTGTTGCGGAAAACAACCGTTTAAAGGCAGAACTTGATCAGTTGAAGGCGAAAACAGCACCAAAGCTAGAGCCGCCCGATATCAGCAAGTACGAGGATTTTGAATCCTATGCCGAAGCGTTGGCTGAATACAAATACAGCCAGAAAACGCAGGAAACGCAAAAGCAACAGGCTCAGCAGTCTACGGCTCAACAGATGCAGCAGGAATGGTCTGCAAAAGTTGATGCCATCAAAAAGACTGCTCCAGATTTTGACGCCGTATTTGCCAGTGTCGCCGAAGTTGAATTTGCACCGCAGGCGCTGGAAGCCATTGCACAACACCCGAAAGGCGCAGAAATTGCGTATACGTTGGGCAAGGAAATTTCAGAGGCCTACCGCATTGCCGCCTTGCCGCCCTATCAACAATTGATGGCTATCGGCGCACTGGCAGAGCGGTCAAATGTGCCAAAACCCAAAACGGTATCGACCGCGCCGCCTCCGGTTAAACCTGTTGTCAGTAATTCGCCCAGCCAAAAATCGGTTAGCGATATGACAGACAAAGAATACGCGGAGTTTCGCGCTCAACAAATCAAACAACGTCGCAGATGACGTGGAGTAGAAAATTATGGCGAACAGCTTTAACGTAACCGACCTAGTGACCCGTGAAGTGCTGCGGGTTGCACATGAAAAACTGTCTTTTATTGGCACGATTGACCGTCAATACGATGCCTCTTTTGCTGCCAATGGTGCTAAACACGGCGATTCGTTGCGTGTTCAAAAGCCGAACCAATATCTGCGTCGTCAAGGCTCTCGAGTCATGGATGTGCAGGATCAGGACGAGCATACCAGTACGATTACCGTCGCCACTCAAGACGGTGTTGACATGAAATTCAACAGCGCCGAATTAGCGTTGATCACACCTGAGTCAATTGACGAATTCAGCAAAAAATACATCGAGCCTGCTGTTTCCGTGCTGGCATCTGGCATTGAAGGCGACTTTTTGTCATTTGCCACAAAAGCGGTTTACCAGCAGGTCGGTACTGCTGGCACGCCGCCGACAGACCTTGCTGCGATTGGTGCCGCCCGAGCCAAACTCAATCAGCAACTGGCCCCGAAGGATGGCAATCGTTACGTGCAAATGGACTCGGTTACAATGGGCGGTTTAGTCAATGGTCTGAAAGGTCTGTTTCAAGACTCAAACCAGATCAAAGAACAATACCGCGAAGGCATGATCGGTCGCACTGGCATGGCGGACTGGTACGAAAACGAGCGTATGTATGCACATACCAACGGCTCCAGTGATAACGTTGGTACAGTCAACGACTCCGTGGCCAGTGGTGACACTGCCGTTACGCTGGCCGCGATGGGCAACAACGGCACGATTACCGCTGGCTCTATCATCACGTTTGCCGGTTGTTACGATGTGCATCCTGAGACCAAAGAGGCCTACGCACATCTCAAACAGTTTGTCATTACCGCTGATGCTACTGCCAACGGTTCCGGCGCTGTCACGGTGTCGATTAGCCCTGCGATCATCACTACGGGCGCACGTCAAAACTGCTCAGCTGTACCAACAAACACCGGCGCGGCATTGATCACCGGCTCGGCATCTACCGCCTACACGCAAAACCTCATGTACCACAAAGAGGCGTTCCAATTCATTACCGCTGATTTGCCGTTGATGGCCGATGCTGCCAAATGCGTGCGTCGTAACCAGGATGGCTTGTCAATGCGCGTATGGCAGGGCAGCGATATCCGCAACGATGAGTTGTTGATGCGTATTGATATCCTCTACGGGATGGCTGCATTGCGTCCAGAGTGGGCTTGCCGTATCACCAACTAATTTATGATGGGGCGTCGTCCCCATCTGGAGAATGCAAAATGACTGCTGTAAATCCTGCATCGTATGAAACCCTCAGCTATGGGGCGACAGACGGTTGCCGTGTGGTTGCCTCTGCAACCGAAAAACTCGCCTTTTGGGGTGGCACTCCTGTTGTTCAGCCTGCCGTGCTGACCGACCAATTGACCACGATTACCATTGCTGACGCTGCTGGTACGCCGGACTATGCTATCTCGGCGGTGACAAGCACCACTCCCTATGGTTTTGCCAATGCCGCCGAGTTGATCAGTTTGCTCTACGTTATCAAAAACCTGCAAACCCGCGTGTCTGAGTTGGAATCCCGTCTGACCGCTGCGTCCCTGCTGGCATCGTCGTAAGGGGTTGGCCATGTTGGTTATTATGAAACACGATCAACATGGCCATTGTTTTGCCTACAACACCAATGATATCGCCCGGCTCAAAGCATTGGGCTGGTATGAAAAACCCACAGAATTACCTGTTTTAGAAAAACCGAAAAAACCCAATAAACGGAGAAAATAATGATCACTGCCGATTTGGTTCGATCCATCCTCCGATTAATTGGGGCAATTTCCTCATCTGAAACACCCGCTGCCGACGAAGCCACTGACACGCTCGAATCCATGAACATGCTGCTGGCGTCATGGGGTGCAACCCGGTTTTTATCTGCATCTACTGGCAAAGTCAGCAAGACGATGACCGGGGCGTTGAGCTATACGATTGGCCCAGGCGGCGATATCAACGCCACCAGACCGACAGCGCTTTATGTTGTGACTTATACGCTGAGCGGCATGGACTATGACGTCAAGGTCATTGATTACGCCGACTATCAAAAAATCGGCCTGAAAACCGTTACCGGCACTATCCCCGAATTTATCGCGCTGAAACCAGACAATCCACTATCAACGATTTATCTCTATCCAGCACCAAATACCGGCACGCTGACGATAGACAATATCCGACCGGCTGATGAGTTAGGGCTGGATGATGATTTGCCGTACCCGCCAGAATGGATTCGGGCGCTGAAATTCAATACCGCTATCGAGATTGCGCCAGAGTACGGATTTTCGGTATCTCCAGAACTGGTCGAGTCTGCGCGTGAGTCAAAGGCGATTGTGATGCGCTCTATGGTCAGCGTCCCGGTTGCCCGTATTGATCCGTTATTGTTTCCGACGCGAGGCAACAACCGGATATTGAGCGATGGGGTGTAGTCATGCGCTTTAATTTCCTCGGCGGTCAACACAAGGGGTTTAGTGCCAACCAGGACGCCCAGGAAACTATCAACATGTTTCTGGAGATCGACGCCAGTGAAGGCGACAACAAACTGGCGCTGCTTCGGGTTGATGGGAAAAAAGCATTCATTCAACTGCCAGAAGCGCCAGTATTTGCAATGGCGGAATACCGGGGCTTTTTGTACGTTGCCTGCGGGGCGTCGCTGTACCGTGTTTCTGCTGATTTTTCCTATACGAATGTCGGCTCAATCACCGTGACCTATGGCGCTTCGATTGCGTTCAACAATGCCGGGCAATTATGTATTGTCTCCAACTTTAACGGTTACGTTTTCGACACCAATACCAGCGTTCTGAGTCAGATCACATCGCCAGCGTTCTATGGCTCGCCGCGTGTCGACTATATCAGCGGTTACGGCGTGTTTGTGCGGCCAAACACCCAGCAGTTTTACATCTCGGCGCTGAATAACTACCTGATGTTTGATGGTCTGGATTTTGCGTCAGACGAGGCTGATCCGGATAACCTCGTCACATTCATTGTTGATCACATTGAGCTGATTCTGTTTGGCGAGCGCACGTCGACCGTGTGGTTTGTGACCGGTGAGTCTGATTTTCCATTGTCCCGCCGTGAGGGTGCGACAATGGAGGTGGGATGCGCTGCTGCATTGTCCGTTGCTCGCGCCGACAATACTGTGTTTTTTCTGGGCCGATCCAGTCACGGCACAGGCATAGTTTACAAACTCAATGAGTACACGCCGCAAATCATCTCTAATCGAGGCATTGAACATCAAATCAATAATCTCGACCGCATTGATGATGCGTTTGCCTATACCTACCAAAAAAACGGCCACACGTTTTACGTGCTGACGTTTCCGACCGACAACAAAACCTTTGTCTATGATGCGTCGATTCAAGACCCTGAAGCAGCCTGGCACATGCGGCAGACCTATCAGATGGGCCGTGACCGTGCATCGTGCTATGCGTTTGCGTTTGGCAAACATCTGGTCGGGGATTTTGAGAGCGGCTACATCTATGAGCTAGATTCAGAAACACATTTGGATGGCGGTCTGCCGATACGATGGTCGCGCACCTGTCCGCACATCATCAATGACTACAAGCGTCTGCGCCATCACCAGGTAGTGCTTAATTTCGAGACTGGTGTCGGATTGGAGGACGGGTCTGAGCCGCTTTGCTATCTGACCTATTCCGACGATGGCGGTCATGAATTTAAAACGCCGCGTGAGTCTACGCTCGGTGTCGTTGGTCAGCGCAAAAACCGGGTGCAGTGGTCGCGTTTGGGTCAATCCAGAGACCGTGTTTACAAGGTTTTCGGGTCGGCTCCCGTCAAAACAGTGTTGATGGGTGGATATATTGATCTGGAGGCAGGGGCGACATGAGCAAAATTCCATCCCCGCTGACTCTAGACCTGACAAATACTCGGGCCTTCAAAACGTGGCTGTACGATTTGTGGCGGTCTACCGGTGGCGATACATCAACGGCAACAGATGAGATTGATTTATACGTTGGCGCTGACTTTTTAGACCCTGCGCTCATGCAGGCAGAGGCTGACCGGGTGCTGCTGATGCAAATTCGCGACGAACTGGCAGAGATCAATAAAAAACTTGATGAGCAAATGATTATCGGCAGGCCATCAGAAAATATTGCTGTTGATGGCGGAGATTTGTCAGCGTTGCCATTGGCGATTGAACCCGCCGAGCCTCATTATCCGCAAATCCAGGTTGAAGAAATTTCAAAACGTATTGACGACATCATGATTTTTTTAGGAATGCCAGTGTTATGAGCAACACGCATGAAATGCAAAAACAAATTGATGTGCTAGTGATGCGCCTCGGCAGCCAAGGCCGGGTTGTTATATGGACTGGTGCAGGGCATCATCAATCAAAACACGGCTGCTGTTACCGAATTTGCATAAAAGGTCAATTCGATCCTAAAAGCGTTGCGTAAACACAAATCATCAGGGGATAATTATGGGCACAACACCAAAAAATTTAATTCCATCCGCGCAGCTCACTGCCTCGGCGGCAACAATTTACACGGCAACCAATGTCAAAACGCGGATAGATAAATTCACCTGCACCAACAATGACACGGTTGCTCGCACAATCACTATCCATTTGATCAACAGTGGCGGTACGGCGGGCGATGACAACAAAATCATCAACGCAAAGTCGTTGGCGGCGGGTGAGTGCTATACTTGTCCTGAGATTGTTGGGCATTGGCTCAATGCAAGCCAGTTCATTCAGGGGTTGGCTGATGTGGCAGCAAAGGTCACTGTCCGAGCCAGCGGCATCGAATCCACTTAATCACTGTCGAGATGACAACGGGGTGAAATATGGGCTGGCATAGTTTCTGGTCAAAAGTTGAGGATCAAGTCAAAGGCGAGGCCGAAAATCTTGATGACACTCTGCGCGATAACCCTCTGGTCGCCGCTGGCATCCCATTTACACCTCAAAATTTGGCTGTAAACAGTGCTGGCGCTATCGCGATTGGCGCTCCATATCTGGCTGGTATTGGTGGCGCTGGCGCAGCAGGTGCTGCTGGCGCAGCAGGTGCTGCTGGTGGATCAGTTGGCGGCATGTCGCTAGGTCAGCTTGGCCTTGGTTTGGGGTCTATTGGTGCCAGTATCTACGGCGCGAAACAGGCCGATAAAGCGGCTGACGCTCAAATCGCGGCCGCTGATAGAGCTGCACAACTGGAATCAGAATCAGCCGCCAATCAACTGGCATTGCAAAAGCAGATTTGGGAAAAACAGCAGGCCGACCAAGCGCCATACTTGCAACAAGGCCAATGGGGCATTAACCGCTTAGGCCAATTGATGCAAAACACATCGAATGGCGCAGCAATGCAACAACCACAATCGACTAGAAAACACTTGTTGAAGGTGCATGGCAATGGTCAGCAACAACAGCAATATACTCAAGTCGCGAATCAGGGCGGTGGGCAACTCAATAACCCATTTGACACCTACCTGAAAAGCAAGGGTTTAGCTAACGGTCAGTTCGATATCAACAATCCAGCGTACAAATTCCAATTGCAACAGGGTCAGCGTGCATTAGATTCATCGGCGGCGGCTCGCGGCATGGGCTATAGCGGTGCGCAGATGAAAGCGGCTCAGCAGTTCGGGCAGGGCTTGGCATCGCAGGAGTACGACAAACAATATGGACGGGCATCTCAAGAATTTGGCGATTACTTCAACCGCGTTGCAGGGCTATCTCAGGGCGGTCAACAAGCAGCGAATACGCTCGGCAGTCAAGGCAGTAATTACGCACAAAACGCGGGTAATACTTATGCGAATCTGTCCAATGCTCAAACAGGCATTTTAGGCCAACAAGCCAATGCGCGAGCAAGTGGTTATGCTGCCCGCGCAAATGCCTTGGGTAATACGCTGGGCAGTCTGACAAATCTTTATGCGCTCAACAAAATGTACGGGTGATTAGATGGCCTTTAACATTGATCCAAACATCCCTCTGCAAGCCAAAACAGTGTTTGATCCTGCCGCAATCATCATGCAGGCTCAACAAGGGGCGGCAGTGCTGGATCGCCACCGTCTTGAGATGCAAAAACTGCGCGAGGAGTACGACACGGCGAAAGAGGTGCGGGCGCAGCAAAAACGGATGCAGCAGGGTATTGCCAATGATTTGCAAACAATCCGATCCGGTTCGCCAGCCCAGTATGCGCCATTGCAATATCAGCAAACGCCACAAACCGGACAAATGCCGTTTGGCATGACCGGCGTATTGGCATCGGAGGCTGGCAAAAACACGCCGCAACCACAGGTATTCGGTCAGGATTTGCTGTCAGGCAATTACAACGTCAGTCAGCCTATTGTCAAACCGGCTATCGCTGGTGCTGAGCCATCCTATGCCGACCAATTGCAAATCGCTGTCAAAAACGCACTGGCGGTTGGAGATGTGGACAGCGCTTTTAAATACTCGCAGGCATTGCAGCAGCAACGGGTCGCTGAGCGCGAACAAAATGCGCCAGTCGGTAATCCGTACCCTGTTTATGATGCACAGGGTAATTTTGTCGGGACGCGAATTATGACCAAGGCCGGGCAAGAAATTCCGTTCGGCGCTGCCGGTACGACTACCGTCAAACCTGATGTACTGACGGCAAAAGATAAGGAGCAGATGGCGTTTGAGATTAAAAAGCAGGATCGTCAATTAGCAGCGCAAGCTGCCAGCGACGAAAGAAAAGCGCGTCTAGAACTGGCAAAAGGCGATCCAGTTGAGCGTGCATTGGCTATTGCTCAAGGAAAAGAAGATATCAAGCAAAAAGCGTCCATCGAAGCGGCTCGCAAAGAGAAACTCACTAACGCCAATGAAGGCTTGCCGCTGATTGATAACTATATCCAAGCGCTTAAAGAGTCTCCTGGCTCCGGTTTTGGAGAATCCTATCAAGAAATAGCTGGCTATTTTGGGATGGGCGATGAAGAAAAACAGGCAGGCATGGCCAAGGCCAAACAGGCGGGCGAGGCGCTGGTCACATTTGCGCAGAAACAGCCCGGCCCATCTACTGACCGCGACGTACAGAGTTACCGGGCACAAATGGGTGTTGTTACCGATAAAACTTTGCCTGCCGCCTCACGTATCGCAGCCGCCGAACAGGCCAAGTCGCTTTTGCTGAAAATACAGGCCAAATACGGGGACTATAATGGCGCTGCTGAGCCAGTAAAACCCGTAAATCACGGCGATATTGTCAATGACCTGCCTGCAACTGCACCTAAAGGCGCTGTTGCGAAAAATCCAGAAACGGGTAAACCGGAATACATTTTCAATGGCGTCAAATGGATACCATTCGGGAGTGCTAAATAATGCCCTATGTTATTGAATTGCCAAAAAGCAAAAGGAAAGGCTATGTCATCGAAACTCCGCCAGCGGCAAAAGTTAATGCTGATGAGCAGAGAGGCCGCGATCTACCATCTCCAGCACAAGGCGCAATTACTGCTGTCAGTAATGGCCTCCTTGGCTTTGGCGATGAGCTATATGGCGCTTTAGGCGGGCTTGGTGCGGCAGCTACTGGAAACGATATCAGGCAGGCATACATCGAAAACCGTGATTTGATCCGTGGCGCACAGAAACAGTACACCGAGGATTATCCGGTCACAGCGGCGGTCACAGGCGTGATGGCTGGCGCTCCATTGGCTGCGTTTACTCCATTCAAAGCGGCGCAATTAGCACAAGGCGCAACCAAGGCCGAGAAGGCTTTTTACGCCGCCAAATTGGCTGCGCAGTCGGCGAAAACCGGGGCTTTGTATGGTGGTGCATATGGCGCTGGCACTAGCGAGGCAGATACTGCTGGCGGTGTTGCGGCTGACGCTGCTAAAAACGCGGTTGTCGGCGCGGTTGTCGGTGGTGTTGCGCAGCCGGTTATTTCGGCGGCCTCTGGGCTAGGCAAAAATATTGCAATTCGGGCATTTGGCGATATAAAAAATGCTACCCCAACTCCTGTCGGGCCGGGTCGTGGTCAGGTCGGGGCTGTTGATCCATATGGCGCGATCATCGGCAAATCACAGGAATGGATCAAACGTCAGGGCGACATGAAAATTGCTGAGGCCATCGCGCAAACGGGTCGCGCACGCAATAAAAACCCACGTTTCTCGCTAAACGGCGACGAAATACCATACTCCGACCGGCTGGCGGAAAAAGTTGATGTGATGCCGGTAGGGACGCCGATGGCTGCGCTGAGTGGGCCGAAATCCAATGAGTTGCGCTCTCTTGATGCAGTGTCTTTGTCGAGTGGCCGCACCGCTCCGGCTGTTGCTGATATGCAAGCCAGATTGGCGCAAACTGCCTCAAAACGCTACCTAAATTATGCCGATAAAGTGTTGGGCGGAGGAAAACCAGACTTTAACAAATCCATTGCCGCACTGGAAACACAGGCAAAGACTGAATCAAAGCCATTTTACGATGTGCTGCAAACAGTCAAAGTCCCGATTGATGATGAGGTGCGCGACCTGGTGCAGCGCTCTGGCCGCTATGTCTCCAAAGCCAATCAAATGGCACGTCTGGAGGGTGAGGACTTTTCGGATATCGTCAAATACATCAAAGATGGAAGTGGAAATGCCGAAATCCCACTCATGCAACTGGAGAGGCTGAAACGGGCAATGAACGGTGCTATAGGCAATGCCAAAGCGTCGGGCGATGCCGAGTTTGCCCGCAGTATCTTGACGGCAAAAAATGCGCTGATGGATAAACTGGAGCGGTCGTCCCCGGTAACTCAGGACGGTCAATCCATTTACCGTCTGGCCAATCAGAAATTTGCCGAGCCTAAACAATTGATTGATTCGGTCGAAGAGGGAGGCAATCTCTTTAAACGCAATCACATGGATATTCGGGATTACAAGGCGACACTCAATGATGCCGAGAAGAAAGCCTATGAAATCGGCGTGTTTCGCGCACTAGAGGAAAAACTCGGCACGCCGTCTGGGCGTAATTTTCTGACCGAGATCAGCAAAAACCGCAACACCAGCCAGGCATTGCTTGAGGCAATGGGGCCAGCGCGTTTTCGCCAGTTTGCCAAAATGATGAAAGGCGAGCAATCGCTCAAAGGTCTTTACAGTGTCAACACTGGGTCGCAAACGGCACAGCGGGAAGCGGCGATAGCTGAGTTAGGTCTTGATCCGATGAAAGACGCTGCCGAAAGCATGGTGCATTTGATGGGTGGGAGTCCTCTTAGCGCAGCCGGTAAAGCCTCTGCGTTTTGGCAGAAAATTAGCACGCCAGAGCAGGTACGCGATTACATGGGCAGACAGTACCTCCTGACTGGCAAGGAGAGTCAGGATTATTTGCGCACGCTAGGCGGCTTGATGAAAAAAATCGAACGAGTAAAATCACAAAGAGCCTCTGCAACAGGTACGCTTGGCGCATTAGGTACAGGCAATCGCAACAAACCGCAGGAATCAAAATAATGGCGTTTTCTCTGTCTCCCTGGTTAAAGCCGCGCTTTTTCATCACTGGTACAAATCGGCCTTTGGCTGGCGGTTTGCTTTACTCGTACATGGCCGGTACAACTACGCCGCAGAATAGCTATAGTGATGATTCTGGCACACTCAATACCAATCCAATCGTTTTGGACGCAGACGGCCAGTGTAATCTGTATCTGGCTGATGATTTGTCGTATCGGTTTATCCTGAAAGATGCGAACGATGTTACCCAGTTCGACAAAGACAACATCACCGGACAGGCATCAAGCCGAACGCAATCAGTTGACACCATCTATGACCTGTTGAGCATTGCGCCAACAACAACTGGCACACGGGTAATTGTAGCGAGCTATTGGGGAGGCTGGGCAACGAGCAGCACGCCAAGAGGCGGCGGCGTATTTGTCTGGTCTCCAACGATGGCCAAATCTCGGCACAATGGCGGGACTATTATCAGCCCGACCGTGCCTTGGGATGGTACAGCGGCTGGACATGCGAGTTTTTCTGGAACAACCAGCGGAAATATTGAATTGCCAGTCGGAGTGACAACTGGAGGCTATCCATCAGGAGACCCCAATAACATCACGAATGTCCGTACACGGCTGCCGGTAATGAGTGGGTTTTTAGGTGGATCAGGCGAGACTCAACCTAGTGGCATCGGCTGTTGGGTGCGTGAGGATAACGTCTATTCGTTCTGTAATTTCGGCGCGAAAGGCGATGCGGCGGAAAATGTCAACGGAACAGATGATAGTTACGCCATGCTCCAGGCGGTGCGCTCAGTACCGACAACGGGTGGCGTGTTGCATATTGAGCCGTATTACTACACCCATGGCAATGGCGATAACCGTGTCATTTTCCTGTACATGGACGGCTACAAAAACATCACCATCAACGGCTATGGTGCAGTTATCCAATCACATTCCAGCAATCCTGCGCTTGTCGCAAATTGCGGATTTTGGTTTGTCAACAGCAGCAATATCACCATCAACGGCCTGAAATTCGATGGCAGGCTAGATGTCAGAACCCCGATTGGCGGCGATCCAAACCAAACCAACAAACAACATGGCTTCAATATTGGTCTGAACTGTCATCATGTGACCCTCAATCATTGCACCGCCTCTCGCTGTATGATGGATGGCTTTGTCGTAGGTGGGTCAACACAGGCTATTCCGTCACCATCAAAAATTACGCTGCGCAACTGTTTCAGTGAATACAACTACCGGCAGGGGCTTTCCGTCCTTCGATGCGTAGGTATGCTGGTCTCTGGTGGAAGCTACAGCAATACTGGCCAATTGGGGGCCAGCAAAGGCACAAGCCCTATGGCTGGTATTGATTCCGAGTCTGAGGGAGTTGCTAGCGGGTATTACAATTTCGGATTGGTTATTGATGGCGTAACGCTGGATAACAACAAAGGCGCTGGCATTTATTTGGCGCTTGGTTCGCTCAAATCAGTTTTGAGGAGCTGCATCGTCACGAATAACGGCGCATATGGTACAGCCTGTACGGCGGCATCAAACGAATGTGTTATTGAAAATAACTACATCAAAAACAATGGATTCACAAACTCATCAGATGGCTGCGAGATTTACAACCTTGGATACAACAACGTGTATTTGGGCAACGCTGTCTATCCTACGGGCCGAGCGATTCTTGATATCTCAACGGTTTCTGGCTCTCCTGCGGGAGCTGATGCAATTTACGATGGAAATACCATCGACAACACAGCAAATACTGCCGGGGCCGGTTATATTTCTATTGCGCAGGCACGCTCATATATCAACAATAAACATATCAATCTGCAATCCCTAGCGGCAGGTCATGCGGTTAACTTTACATCGCCTAAATGTGTCATTAGAGGCAATGTAGGCCTAAACACTAATGCTGCGAACACTTTCGGTTTTATGCGGGCTGACAAAGGCTTGGTCGTCTCTGATAATTATTCGTTTGGCTATCCCCTTGTTAGCGGATTCCAGATTTACATCCGCCCGGCGTCGCTGACAGGATCATCGACAAGGGATAAAGTTATTTCGTATGGTCGCAACTATGAGGATTTTTCGCCAAAAGTCGGCATGAGCAGCGGCGAGCAAATGGGGTTGATCGACTATCCGCCAGTTTTCCACAACACGCGGCGCATGGGATCAGCCTCGGCAGCTCCGACAACTGGCGATTGGCAACAGGGCGACATTATATGGCGGGCAAGTCCATCAGCAACAAACGTCGCCAGCAGCAATACCTATTGGGTTTGCACAACAAGCGGTACGTTTTCAGCCGTCGCGGCGACTGGTGATACCACAAACGGAACTAAAATTATCACCAATCCCAGTAACATGACCAATATTTTCCCTGGGAGCTTTATCACTGTTGCTGGAGCTGGCATCACCAACAGCATGGTAACGCAGGTAGATACGGTCAATAACACGATTACCGTAACAGCCAATGCTACGGCAACCCTGACTGGCGCTGCTATTAGCGCATCTTCACCAGTATTTACGCCTAAAGGCTATCAGAGCGTAAAAGGATCTACTGCCAGCCGCCCAGCTTTAGGGTCAGATGCTGCTGGCTATCTGTATTTTGATACAACCCTGGTAGCCGCTGGTAAACCAATATGGTGGTCTGGTACGGCGTGGCTTGACTCTACAGGCGCTGCGGTATGACGATCAGCCGACTACCTAAGTCGGCCTTCTTTCCAGCGATTCGCATCAGTCCGCAGCGTCTGATTTTCGGCCTCAAGCTCGGCGATGCGTTTGTCGGTAGCCTCCCCCAACTCCGGCGCTGGACTGGCGGCGATCATGGCGCAAACGGATCTCGATTGCAGCCGCTGGAGTACCAAGGCCGGTGGCTGTTGCCAGAGGCCGTATTGTCCGACCCCGACTATATCGACCAGCGCGATTTTTTATCAAGCCTGCCGACCGAGGACGTGACCATTGAAATACTCGATAGCTGAATCGGTAAACGCTGACGTAAATACCTCAGTGACGTACAAAACCGATCTGGAGCAGTACGGCAAACTGGAGTTTTGGGAGCCAGCCGGGGAATTTGGTGACTGCGAGGATTATGCCCTACTTAAACGGTCTAGACTTGCAGAGGCTGGCGTACCGTCAACTGAGATGCTGTTAGCCACTTGCTACATGCCTGACGGTCAGGGGCACATGGTGTTGCTGGTTAAAACCGATCAAGGCTGGTTTGCACTGGACAACAATTACAACTGGCCGATGATCCCGTCACAACTGCCGTATCGCTGGGACAAGTGTCTAAGGGGTGATCAATGGGTAAAATTATCGTTTTGGGTTTGATTTTGGCCGGGTGTGCTGCTACATCGCACGACGCCCCGGTTTTTGGGGATAAAGTCACGCCGCCCATCGGATGGTTCGGGTATTGCGCCCGCCATCCGACAGACGTTGATTGCCGCTAAGTTCCCGGTCGTTTTCCAGGGATTCGCGCCGGTGCAATGTCGTTCGTCAGCCTGCGCCTTCCTGCATCAACAGCCAGTCGTTGAAAAAATGCCAGAACAGACTGCTATCATCCAATCTGCACGCCGTTCCGCCGCGCTCAGCTTTGCCATCCACCCCGATTTTTGAAATGTAGATTTGATCACGCGGCTGAAACTCAACATCAGGCACTCGGACGACTTGCCACCCTGGTGGGAGGGTTGGCTTGTCGATGACGGGTTCGTCAGACACTTGCGTCGGGGCTAGCACCGGCTGGGCGTAGAGCTTTTTATATCCGCCAGAATCAGCGCCGCCCATGACTGCTTCGGACTCATCTGTGGTATAGACAAAACCTGACGAGCTGGAAAAAATCTTGTATGCAAAAAGACACGGCTTCTGCGCCCGCATCGCCTCCAATCCTACCAGCGCTTTCTTGTGCTCGCCAATCGCCCATCCGCGCTCGATTTCGGCTTTGCTGAGTTTGCGCTCAAGATCAAATATGCGGGTGCTGGCAGCAGCCAAAGCCGACTCCAGTTTATCGCGCCAGCAATACACACAGTCGTGCTGTTCGTGCTTTGTGCATTTCATCTCATTCCCCCTTCATCAGCGCGTCTATTGTGGAGCGCGGGTTTGTGCAGTTTTGTTTAAGATTCCTTGACTTCAGTGTTGTTTTGATCAGTCCATTCACACCATAACAGATCATTTTGATTGCCTTGTATAGCGCCATGTTTTAATGACCAGTCCAGCCGCTTTTGCTCTTGCGCCAGCTCTAAACGTAGCCACGCTATTTCATCTGCGGCATAAGCGGCCAGCGAGGTTTGGCGATCACCTGCTATTTGCCGCAATTGCCCTTCGTATGACCGTTCAGGAGCCTGTGGTTGATTGTTTTCAGTCATGATGTTTTGCCTCGCAATATGGACAGCCCAGAGGATTCAGCCCATCATCCAGCCATGTGCAGCCGCAGTTGTCGCAATGGGTAGCGCCAGGGTGTGTGGGTAGCTTTGGCTCGGCGTAGAGAATAGTCTCCGGCGATGGTTTTCTGTCCTTATACCAGCATAACCCATACCGACTATCCATGTATGCAACCGGCTCTTGACCCCGCAACCTCTCCAACTCCGCCGTAGCCGCCTCAAGCCGGGCAATCAGGGCGAGGATTGTTGCGGGATTTGCGGCGGCGATGTATGCAGCGTTTTCCTCGGATATATGGCAAAAATATATTGGTTTGTCGCCGATGCCTACTCCTGTCGCAGTTGCGACGATTGGATATGGCGATTTCAATTGACCGTCATCATAAGCGGTAACAATCATCCGCTCGATATGATGCCCCATATAGCGGCGTGGGTATTTCTGTTCGGCAACAGCCCATCCACCCGGCGTCGCAGCCTCAGCCAGCCGCTTCAGTTCGTCAAATTCGCTCATAAAAACCTCGGTATTTGCCCTCATAACGGATTATGAGGACATTTGGTGTATAACTACGAGTTAGATACTAATCTGCTAAAACTGCATTTATTGGCCTGTAACATTCGTGCGCGTTTTTGTATTTCTTGCAAAGCTCGCCAAATTTAAACGACAAGCATCCTTTTTCTGCCGACTTTGTTACTTTTTCAAAATCAGAATGAGGAAAACGCAAGGTAATACAAAACATTTTATTAGAATCAATAAAGACTATTGGTGCAATGAATGTAACCTCTACTCCTTCTAGTGCTTTATTAACTTGCGTTTGGCAGGAAAAATGAAAAGTCTTTCCTGCTAATAAATCTAAAACCTTTTTGTTTCGATATAAATACTCGCCTAAATCAGGTCTCATTTTACGCCTCCACACCAAAATTAGATTCAAGCACGTCAATAATGGCCTCTTGCGCGTCAGCCGTATAACCGGCGTCGTTTAACTGTACTGTTTTCATCTCACTCTCCATCCGGGTCTAAATTATCCCACTCGTCCCATAGCTCATGGTCGAGCGGGTCGTTGTATTCATCTTCGTGTGCAAAAATCACTTTGTTTCCTCAAAATTAAATGCCCAAATACTGCACAACCATATTCTTTGCAGCCTCAACATCCATTGCTTTGACTAGTTTGTTTTGGCTTTTTGCTTTATCAAACAACACTAGGCCGCGTGCTAAATCCTCGCACCTTGTTGTATAGCTCCCGGACACAGACAAAGACCCGGACAGCATCATTTTTATAAAAGCATATCCAATTGGCGGAAGATTTTCTGAGTCGCCTAATCGTAGATCGTTGTGCAATTTTTGAGGGTAATCTGTCTGGTCTATCATTGACCTCACAGCCAACGCTAAAATATATCCAGACCGAGTGACTATCTTGACGCCATTATGATTTTTGGCAAAATAGGCAGATCGCCGACCTAGCTCGGTATTCAATATCAACACCAATTGATCCGCGCTATGATTTTTTGCACCAAAACGAATATCGCTAATCAATTTCAGCGCTGCAACCTCGTGCGTACTGATGTGTAAAATATCGCCATAGGTGCGCGTTACCTGTTTGTCAGTGACTTTAAACACATTATCACTTACGTTTCGAGATACTAAAACCTGAACCGGTATCCCTGATTTGATAATAGCGTGTAGCCGATGCTGGCCATCAACCAAAATTCCAGACTTATCAAACGCAATTCCTTGGTGACTCAGAACCCATTCACCGCGTTTGATTGCATTTGACAGGTATTCAACATGAGACGTCCTGATGTTACGGTTATTGGTATTATGCTTTAAATACTCAGCCGCAATTTCCGGCGTAATGGTTTCAGTTGTAATTTGCATCTCTCTATCCTCACTCAAAAATCACGCCCAGCTCTGAAACGGCGTAGGCTGTTACTTTAGTCACATAGTCAGCAAATTCGCTGACCGATAGTTTTGTGGTCGTTTCGCCGATCTTCCGACCGCCCGGCAGGTCAACCAGACCTAGAAAATTCCCTTTAAACCACTCATGCCAGCACTCGTCTGAATAGCGTTTGCCGTCAATCATGGCCTGTTCGCTGATCTGCCTCAGAAAAGCCCAATACAGGCGATTCTGTTGGTTATGGCGCTTGTCCTTGTACTCCGCCACCGTCACAGACAACGGCTTGCCAGACTCAGCACAGGAAGGCCAGTTGTTTTTCAGGTAGGCGTATAGCGCCCTGCATTGCGTTTCCTCGCGGAGTACAAAGAGCCTAGCCACGATTTACGCGCCCCAGAACCTGATCATAATACTCGCGCAACTGTTCAACCCGGCAAATAATGGCCTGCTCTTTTGCCTCGTCACGCTCAAACGCAAACGATTTGACGCGCTTGGCCGGGTCAATGTGCGAGACAATGTGCAGGTCGCGCTGTTCATATCCGATCAGATTCTCCGGCGTATCAACCAGGCAGTAATCAACAACCGCCGTGTCAACATCCCAGAGCCACATGTACCCGCGCATCTGCCATTCGTAATCGCTGCAATCGGTTTCAAACAGCGGAAACGTCGCAATAGACCAGGATGTTTTGATGTCGCGAATCATGCTGCTGGTGAATATGTCACACTCCCCGGTTATATAGTCATTAGTCCGGCGCTCGGTGTTTTTGGTGTACGACTCAAAAAACACGCTGTTCAGCAGGTCTATGCTGGCCTGCTCGCACTCAATGCCTTTTTGCATGGCTTTGCTGGTGATGACTTGACGGACTCCAAAATACTGCTCACGCACTAGATCATGCACAATGGATTTTGCAGTGTCTGAAAGAACCGCGCTTTTTGTGCGCGGCTCGGTCATCGCTGCTTTCAGTTGGCTACAGCGCAGCAGCAGCATGGCGTTGCTCCGGTGTCAGGTCATAATCGGTCAGCAGTTGTTCTTTGCTGAATTTTCCAGCTTCCACAGCGTCACAAGCAGACTTGAATCGAGCATCATTAAGCGACTGCTTTTGCTTTGGCGCTTGAATTGTCGCTTGTTGCGGTCGATGGCATACGGCGCTATTCCCGTCGTCATCCTCTTGTGCAATGCCGCACATGGCGGCCAGGCTATACCGGCGCAGATAGGTGATGGCAGATCCGACGCCTTGGGCATCTTGCTTGCCAACCGGCGATGAACAAACAGAGCTAATCCATTCGCCAGATGAATGGCTGATCATTGTTTCGACACTGGCAACGCCAGCATCAAACGATGGCGCTTGGATGATGGCCAGGCTGTGCGCGGCAAACACTGGGCGAACCGTGTTTAGCAGTTCGGCAAGGTCGGCATACCGGCTCTTGAAGTGTGGGTTTGCGCTGTTCTTGCTGGCGTTTTCAACCTCGGCTTGCGCCTTGGCGATGGCGGCGCTAATGGCCGCAATAGATTCAGAACGATTCATAACAAAACACTCTCTATAGCCTCGCGCATAGTCTTACCCCATGCGCTTTTTTGTTGGTTTAACAGCACGACGAAATAGCCGTGCTGTGGGACGTGGACGATACTCATTTAGCCGCACTCGCGCAGATAACGGTTCAATGTTTCGCCGCCCTTGATTGCGGCAGTTTCTGCCGCACGCAACTCAGCCATGAGCGCGTCAATTTTGGCGTCAGCCCATGCGCGATACGCTTTGTGCGCCCGGCCAATGACCATTGCTGTCAGGCCAGCAATGGCGCATAACAGCAGGAGGATGATAAATTCCATGTTATTTCCCCAGTTTTTCCAGAGCTTCGCGGATACAAAATGCTGCATCTGCTAACTGCTCGTTTGTTGTTTTGCAATCGCCAGTGCGTTGTGCATTGGCAGCCTGTTTCAGCGCATTGATAGCGCCGTCAATGTCCCAGTAGATTTGAGCATCTGAATGATGCGGTTGTTGATAGTCATTCATTTGCGTTAATCCGAGTCCGGTCAACATTTGCATCATAACCGCCTTTGCCAGCAAAAGCGGGATCAACCACCGTATTTCTGGCGTCGTGCTCGATTGCGGTGCAAAGTGCTGTAGTGCGCTCCAGTGCCTCTGTAGGCGTGTAGTTGCGCCACATGGCAACCTGATTACGATCAATCACAGCGCCCGTACTGTCGCGCCAGTGGTTCGGACGGTATGTGCAGCCGTCCAGAACAGTGCCATCTTCAAGTTCTACGCGCACTTCGCGCATTGGGATAGGTCGTTGTTGTTTTGCGTTTTGCCATTTCATTTTTCATCTCTCCAGGGCGCAGACAACGCCGTCTGCATGGCATTGATTATGTCACAACTGTTTATCGTGTCAACAGTATTGACATTATTTTTTTATGCTTTATGCTTTGGTCATCGGGGGTAAAAATGACTGAGTTAAAAGACGTGTGCGAGCTGGCGCGGGAACTGGTGGTTAAATACGACACCCAGGAACGCGCAGCAGACGCTGCAAAAGTGCATCAGAACATCATTAGCCGTCTTTGTCGTGGCGAACGCTCAGATGTGCGTTTGAGCACGTACAAACGGATGATTGATGCACTCGAAAAATCTGTGAGGTAGGATTGCATAGCACATGCGCCAAGGACGGGAGCTGATAGGTTACGGTGTGAGGCTGGCCTATCTGATTGGGATGAATGTGCAGGCAAGGTTTTGTACCACCTAAGTACGGATTCATCATCCGGCCGATTCGATGTGCTGGCGGGCAAGCCGCCGACACTATGGGCGTACAGCACTGGGTGTGCAGTCAGGTGATCATGACCCTGAAAGGCGCGGTTCGATTCCGTGGTAGCCCGTCAATTTTAATAAACGAGGATTTCAAATTGAGTAATCACGTAACCCCATCCATTGGCCGCATCGTCTGGTATCGCGGTCAGGACAATATTGTCCGCGCCGCCATTGTCACCCACGTCTGGAGTCAATTCCTGATCAATCTGCACGCCTTTGGCAAAGACCAGAACGATCCAGAGGCGGGTATTCATACATCGGTAACGCATGGCGATATTGAGCACGAGCCGAGCTGCTGCCCGTCATGGAGCTGGATGCCATACCAGAAAGGCCAGGCCGCAAAGACCGAGCAGTTGGAGCAGAAGCTGGTGAGCGGTTCTGTTGGCTGCTCAACTGACGTGGGCTGCAGCAGTTTACTGCCGCACCAGCAGCGCGTAGTCACCGAGCGCGATGAACTGGTAGGCCGCCTGTCTCGGCTCTATGACTTCGTTGACGACGATAACCCGGTGTTCAGCAAACTGGATGACGAAGAAAAAAGCCGTTTGCGCCGCCAGCTTGGCCACATGACTGGTTATGCCGAAGTGCTGGGCGAGCGCATTGCTGCTTTCCAGCAAGCCATCATTCCGGATGCGGTGATCAAGTCACATGGGGCTGTCTCAAGTTGAGACTGGCTCGCCACTGGAATTGCTGACCTTCTGCGTCCTGGTGCTGCGCAACGGTTTCACCGTGACCGGCGAGAGCGCATGCGCCAGCCCTGAAAACTTTGATGCAGAAATTGGCCGCAAGATCGCCCGGCAGAACGCCATCAACAAAATATGGCCGCTGATGGGTTATGCACTCAAACAGCGACTGCACAATCAATAACCTCCAAGCTACATAACAAAGCCCTGCAAGTCAGGGCTTTTTTACGCCCGCATTTTGGCCTAATCTGACAATGTATAACGTGTGTTGTTTGTGTACACTGGCAGCACATTACAGAGAGGTAGTTATGAAAACACGAAAGAACATCACCATCTGCCCGATAGTCTGGGCGGAGTTGAAAAAGCAGGCGCAGAAGATGGGGCGCAGTGCGGCAAGCCTGAACGAAGAAGCTGTGCGTAAGTATTTGGCGGAGGTGAAGAAATGAATGTCGATTACATGAACTTTGTTCGCAGCAAAATCCAGCTGGCCAAGTTTGATGGGTTTGAAATTGATGAAATTGAAATTTCCCCTATCCTGAAGCCGCACCAGCGAGATATTGTCAAATGGGCAGTTCGCGGCGGTTGTCGTGCTATTTTTGCCGCGTTTGGTCTTGGTAAATCGGTAATGCAGATTGAAACGCTGCGTCTGATTCATGCGCACGCTGGCGGCAAGGTTTTAGTTATTTGCCCGCTCGGTGTCCGTCAAGAGTTCAAGCGCGATGCTCAAATGCTTGGCGTTCAGTTTGAGTTTATTCGCCGCGAATCCGAAATGGTTGAAGGTTGCGATTTCTATCTGACCAACTATGAATCCGTGCGAGACGGCAAGCTGGACGTTAACCTTTTTACGGCTGTTTCTCTGGACGAAGCATCGGTTTTGCGCTCGTTTGGCAGCGATACCTATCAGACGTTTTTGCAGGTGTTCAAAACAGTCAAATATCGTTTTGTCGCGACCGCAACACCATCGCCAAACCGATTCAAGGAATTGATTCACTATGCAGGTTTTCTTGGCATCATGGATACAGGCCAAGCATTGACCCGGTTCTTCAAGCGCGATTCGACAAAGGCTAATAACTTGACGCTTTATCCGCACAAAGAGCGCGAGTTCTGGCTATGGATGAGTTCATGGGCGGTATTCATTAGCAAGCCGTCAGACCTTGGATACGATGACGACGGATACGATATGCCACCGGTAAAGGTCATCATTCACGAGTTGCCGACTGATCACGATGGAGCCGGAGCAGACCGCGACGGTCAGGGCATCCTGTTTCGTGATACGGCAATGGGGCTGTCATCGGCAGCGGCGGAAAAACGGGAAAGCCTGGAAGCTCGGATTGCTAAGACGGTCGAGATCGTCAACGCATCGCCTGATGATCACTTCATTATCTGGCATGACCTAGAAACCGAACGTGCGGCGATTCAGAAGGCCATTCCAGAATCTGTTGCCGTTTACGGAAATCAAGACCTTGAAGATCGTGAAGATCGGATTATCGGATTTTCCAATGGCGATTTTCGGATATTGAGTACCAAGCCGGTTATTGCCGGTTCAGGATGCAATTTTCAGCGTCACTGTCACAAGATGATTTTCACCGGCATTGGCTACAAGTTTAACGACTTTGTACAAAGCATCCATCGGGTTCAACGATTCCAGCAGCAATATGAGTGCGAGATTCACATCATCCACACCGAAGCCGAGCGCGATGTTTTGAAGGTGCTTTTTGAAAAGTGGAAACAACATAACGAGATGGTGACCAACATGACCGAGATTATCCGCAAATATGGCCTGAACCACATTCAGATGGCCGAAGAACTGACCCGTTCCATTGGAGTTGACAGAATCGAGGTATCTGGCAATGGCTGGACAGTAGCTAATAACGATTGCGTTATTGAGGCACGTCGCCAGCCTGAAAACCATGTAGACCTGATTGTCACGTCGATTCCGTTCGCCAATCATTACGAGTACACCCCGAGCTACAACGATTTCGGCCACACTGAGAACAACAATCATTTTTGGGCGCAGATGGACTTTTTGACGCCGGAACTGTTGCGCATCCTAAAGCCTGGCCGCATCTACGCTTGCCACGTTAAAGACCGCATCCTGTTCGGCAACGTGACCGGCGCTGGCGCTCCGACTGTTTCCCCGTTCCACTGTGAAGCGACGTTCCACGGCCTAAAACACGGTTTTGACTACATGGGCATGATTACCGTAGTTACTGACGTGGTGCGCGAGAATAACCAGACTTACCGGCTCGGCTGGTCTGAGCAGTGCAAGGACGGGACAAAAATGGGTGTTGGCTCACCTGAGTATATTATTCTGTTTCGCAAGCCGCAGACTGACCGCACAAGAGGTTATGCTGACGACCCGGTCAAGAAATCGAAAGAAGACTATACCCGCGCCCATTGGCAGGTTGACGCTCATGCGTTCTGGCGGTCAAGCGGAAACCGCATGATTACCGCCGAAGAAATGGCCGGTTATGGCCCGGATAAACTGGCATCTCTGTACACAAAATACAGCCTGCAAAACGTCTATGACTACGAGCATCACGTAAAATTGGGTGAAGATTTGGAATTGCGCGGGGCTTTGCCTTCAACGTTCATGTCATTAGCGCCAGGTTCGCACCATCCTGACGTATGGCATGATGTTAATCGCATGTTGACACTGAATAGCGATCAATCAAAACGCGCCGTGGAGCAACATGTGTGCCCTTTGCAGATCGATATTGTTAAACGACTGATTGAGCGTTACAGCAATAAGGGCGAACTGGTTTACGATCCATTCTGCGGGCTTGGAACTGTGCCCTACTGTGCGCTGGAAATGGGTCGAAAAGGTCAAGGCAGTGAATTGAATCCGGGTTATTTTATGGATTCCACATACTATCTGAAATCAATGGAGCAGAAGGTAAGTTCGCCAAAATTATTTGATTTTGAGTTTTAGAAATGAAACTTGGCCCTGAATCAAAACTATCAATCATGGCCGCTCGGTTAGGGAAGACCGAGCATCAATTCCTGTCAGCCGCCATCAAAAGCGGCATGACGGGCAAACAGATAGCCGCATTGACAGGAGTCGCGGAATGTACCGTAAGCCGCCGTATAAACGCATTGGGATTGCGTACGGTTGCAGAGTATCAGCATTTGAGCATGGCCGATGTCCTGTCAGTCGAAAAACTTGGTTTGTCGCTTAACCGTAGCGCCTACCTGCTCAACTGCCCAATAGCAAGCCTCTCCGACTACGTCGCCCGGCACAACATAGCCTGGCGCGGAAAGGGCAGGTGGAACGGAAAATAACCCCAACCCGCACACGCGGGTTTTTCTTCACCCATCTGTTGCCTACCGTACAGACAGGGCGTAAAATTGATGTTGCCGCTAGCGCATTGGGTCAAAGAACCGGCCAGTTCTCCGATGTAGCCTTTTCACCCTATCGGGCGTGCGACGCGGCTTTCACTTTGATAGGGTGTCAGATAGGGTGTCAATATGCAAAAATCCTGCAAACATTGCGGCGACAAATTCGTTGCAGACAAAGAATGGAAAACGATGTGCGTCCCTTGTTATATCAAGTGGAAAAAAGCATCTGAAGAAACATCGCCAGAAAAAAAGATAGAAATTATCCAGGCCTACGAATTTATCCCGGAAGACATGATCGACCGGTTGATACGCCTTTGTCATCCAGATAAACACAAGAACAGCCCAGCATCAACGCAAGCAACTCAATGGCTTTTAGAAATCCGTGATTTTCAGCGTAAAGAGCGGGAGAAGGCGCAATGAGCAATAAACTTATTGATGCGTCTCTCAAGCTGAAAGGCATGTCATCAACATGTAAATTGGTGCTTCTGGTTTTGGCAAATAGTGCGCGTGATGATAAAGGCGGGTCATGCTGGCCGTCTATAAGCGTCATTGCTGAGTCGTGCTGTCTGTCTGATAGGGCCGTCAGAAATGCGCTCAAATGGCTTGTTGAAAGTGGCGCGATCACATCAAAACGACAGTTCAACAGCAGTAGTATATATACTGTTACCCCTGAACACTATTCCATAGTGGCACTAAATTCACCCCCTGAACAATGTGCCTATACCACTGAATATGGTTCCACTACGGAACGTCGTTCACCCCCTGAACAATATTCACCCCCTGAACAATGTGCCGCACCCCCCTGCACCACGTTCCGCCCCCCCCTGAACAATGTGCCGAATAAACTGAATTTAAACGTAACTGAAACGGAATTAAAAAAAGAAAAGAGCGCACGCGATGTTTTTGAAAATCCGCCACCGGAGCCAGAACCGGCCTATGCCAAAACCGACACTCAACAACCATACACCGACAGCCGGGCAATGTTTGAAATGTCGCTGGACTGGAAACCGACAGCCAACATCAACGGCGTGCTGAAATTCAACGGCCTGCCGTGGAGCATCGACACAATCCCTAATGACCGTCTGACCGAGTTCGTCACGCACTGGTTTGGCAAGCCCGACCGCAAAACACAAGACGGGTGGCATGGGGCGCTGGCTGGCTGGCTGAAACGGACGCAGCACGACAAGCCGAAGGCGGTGGCAGGGCAGGCGCAACAGCCCAAGCCTGACCAACCTGCCAAACCAAAATACGACGATCCATCGCACCGTCCATTCAAGCGCGATGAACCGTCACCGGGTTTGAGTCCGGGCAAACTTGAAGAATTAAAACAAAAAGCGCGTGACATGGGGATTGCCGTATGAGCCTGGAAACCATAAACACCGAACAGATTTTGTTGCTGTCTGTGATGAATTACCCTGGCTATCTGGATATTGTCGGCGCGGTATTATCGGAAAACGATTTTAGTTGCGAACAACATTCGACGATCTGGAAATCCATTAAATATCTGGACGGCATTAAACGCCCGTTTGATATTGTCAGCGTGATGGAGCACGTAAAAGCAATTGGCGAATTGGATTCAATCGGCGGTGAACAATTTTTCAATAATCTGGAAAAAAACAACTATGCGTCATCTGACGATAAAAATGTTACGTCTTACGCCAAATATATCCGGCAGGTATCGGTTATTCGCTGTTTACGTGATGCGGCACATAGTATTTCGGAGCTGGCGCATACGCACGGCGGCAGGCCATTAGACGACATTTTGTCGGAGGCTGAAAGCATCCTGCAATCCGTCATTGCCATCCAGAAATCGGACGACATCGAGATATTGGACGGCAAACAGATGATGGACGCTGTTATCGCTGATTACGTCCAGAAGGCGGAAAATCCAGGAATATGCGGCATATCGACCGGCATACAGGTCATCGACGAAAAAACGGACGGCCTGCACCGGGGCGACATGGTGATTGTCGCCGGGCCGCCAAGCATGGGTAAAACTACGTTTGCCGTGAACCTGTTGCAAAACGCTTTGATGACTACCGAGTTTCCGGTGGTGCTGTTTAGCATGGAGATGCCGGCCAAAGACATTGGGAGGCGCATGTGGTCTACCGCGTCACGGGTAGAGTACAAAAAAATCAGGCATGGCAAGGTTGATGATGTTGAGGGCGACCGCATGTTCAGGGCTGTTGCTGGGTTATCCAGTCCATTGCTCAAAGTCACTGGCCATTCGCCGCTGACGCCGGGGAAAATTCGCATGGTGCTGAAAAAATTGGCGCGTAAACACGGCGGTATCCAGATGGCGATGGTTGATTATGTGCAGCTCATGGAGTGCGACGGCAAACAGGATAACCGCAACAACGAGCTAACCATTGTCAGCCGCGAGTTAAAGCGCATGGCGATGGAGTTTAATATGCCGTTTATAGTGTTGTCGCAGTTGACGAAAGCCGTCGAGACCCAGCGTCGGCGGCCAACAAACGGAGATCTGCGCGAATCAGGCGCATTTGCCCAGGATGCCGACATGATTTTGATGGTTCACCGGCAGGAAAAATACGATGAGGATAATCAGGAGCATCAGGGCAAGGCCGAAATCATCGTAACCAAAAACCGTAACGGCGAGACCGGAACTGTGCTTGTTGGGTTTGACGGCCCGACATTTAGATTTTACGAATTGAATGGTGGTCAATCATGGCAACAATGAAAATTGGTAAGGCGTACATTGATTTTTATGAAGGCAAAGACACGTTTTACGAGCTGGATCTTCGGCCTGTCCGCGCCGACAACCGGCAGATGTGGATTGACCACATAAGCCGCAAACGCTGGTTTGTGCAAGATCAGATGCTGGATCGGTTTATCCAGGCGCTAGATAACTGGCTGGCACGGGGCGACGCGAGGAAACCATTATGACCAATCGTCTAGAACGCTACGCCGCTGCCCGCGGCATGACGCCGAAACAGGCGCTTGAATCGTTGTTTGCTGGCGGTCAAAAACTGGAAGCCGTCGCTGCCGAATTGCACCTGCATTACTCCGGTCTGTGGCAATATGTCCGCCGATACAGTGTTGATTGGCATAGCTGCAAGTCGTTTGTCTACAACGGCAAACGTCAGACGATGGTTGCACACTGCCGCGATCTGGGCATATCGCATAGCGCGGTAATCCAGATGGGTTGGCGTCGTGGTCTCAAACAAGCGCAGCTACTGACCGCGTTTATGCAAAACCGACCGGCTGTCGTGACACAGCACGCAATCGACATGATCAACGGGTTAACGGCAGTACACGGCAAAACCGCTGTTGCCCGCGTAGTTGGCGTGTCTTATAACATGATGCGAGATATGTGCGCCGGACGGTTGAAAACCGTCAGGCGGGTATACGCCAAGCGTTTTGCCGATAACCTGGGCATTGATTTGGAGCACACGCCATGCCAAAAAACCACAACACAATAGCTCGACAGGCCAAGGCGGCAGGCATGAGCAAGCGCGATTTTTTGGCTGATCTAAACAGCCGTCATGCAAAAATCACGTCAATGGCCGCCGAGCTGGGCGTGACACACGTTGCGGTCACCTGTGCAATGGCCGCCGCCGGTATTGAGCATCAGCACGCCCGGCATTTTGAGTATTGCGGTATTGTTGACTGCGCCACCAACCATGCCCGGCGTCATGGTGTCGAGCCGTGGCGCGTTTTCAGGCTCCGGGATAAACACGGCATCACGGCATATCAGGCTCTGGATTTAGCTGTCCTGAATCACATTTGGCCTGCAAATTGTCCCAAAGTGACAAGCGCCGTGGTCTAAAATGAAAACAACGGCGTTTCTCGACCACTGGACAGCCTGCCCTGACTGCCGACCGCGACATGACCGCTACTGTGAGACTGGCCGGGAATTGTGGATTCAGGAGCAGGTTGATTGGTTCATGCGCCAGACGGACGAGACGAAACGGATTGAGCTTGCAGCGATGCAAAAAAACAATCCTAAGTGGCATGGAGTGGTGAGGCAGCGCGTTGTTGATGCGTACAACGCACAGAAACGCGATACAAGCGACGATCAAGGCAAAAGCAATGTCTATGTACTGCGAAGCGATGATCGTTGAATATGGGCGAAAATAGAGAGGTTGGTATGAGTTTGCATGACGAGATTATGAGTCTGCCGGTGAAGTCAGATGTTGAGGAGTTTACTATTTCTGCGCGGGCAAATTACAAACAGGGACACCGCGACGCACGGCACGCCGCTGCTGAGTTAGCGATTAAGTATGACCAGGATATTGAGCGGGTTAAGGCCGATCTCGACCGCCTGCACCGGGAGCGTGACGCTTTCCAGGAGCAGTGCCGGGTCATGGCGGAGGAGAATGCGCGGATTAAGGCGGTTTTGAATGATGCTCATTTGTTGAGTATGTCGTGGGCTTTGTATTATCAGAGCATTCATGATTTATCTGATTTTCTTCCTGCGCACAAAAAAATTATTGATGCGTGCTGTCGGGAGTTAGGGTTATTAGGCAGGCGGGGTGTTTATGGCTGATGTCAAAGTAAAACGAAACGGCGCGTTCTGCGAATTTCACTTGCATGACGCCTGTCTGTGGGCTGAGAACATAACCAACATTGCCACGCACCAGGATCTGGCCGCGAAAATGGCAAGCCTGGCGGATGATTTTACGTGGTTCCGGGGTGAGATTATGCGCGAGTTTGAGCGCATAGTTGAGCAGCGATTGAATCGGTTCTGATTATGACAAGCCCGGTTGCCCGGGCTGTCGGCCTCACGAGCACGACGCTAAACTGCGCGGTCTAGAGGTAGTGGGTGAAGTATAACAGAGAGGTGCAACCATGAGTCGTCGAGAAATGGCAGAGATTGACAGAATATTCTGGTACATGACCGCGATTTTCGCGGTTGTGTTTGGCGGGTATGTCGTGGGGAGGATGATGTGATGTATCAAGATGAAATTGATCAATTGGTTTTTCCATTTGGAAAAGATGATGTGGCTGGATTTGGAATACGGGACGATGCTTTTTGGATTGACCTTAAAATCGGTAAGCCATTCAAATGCTTTGACTTGATGGAGCCTTTACGCAAAAGTGAGTTCAACAGCATTTGCATGCTGATTGCCAGAAAACTCGGAGCCATATAACGGGGTCTTAATCCCGTATAAATCCGGGAAGTGTTAATCATCCGTGCAGCAATGCAAGATTACAGTCACGTTATAGACTGGATTGATTTTCCAAAAGAAGCACAGTTGAAAATAACTAATGCTCTTAAATCTAATTTTAGCGTTGAGGATTAAGCAGTGGATAGTAGTGTTGATTTTTGCAAAGCATTTGAAGCGTTAAAAAATGGATGTGCAATAACAAGATGGAAATGGGGAGATAAAGCAAAGTTTTTGTTTTACGTTAGAAAACATGAAGGTTTTAATTTTGCCGTTGATAGGCCATATATTGCCATTAAAGAAGTGAACGGCTCTATTGAAAAATGGAATCCTTTACAAGATGACATACTTGCCAACGATTGGGTTGTAATGACTGCCTAACTCAGTTTTAGGCGACACTTGTCGCCTAAGAATTTATAGATAAAATCACGGAGCGGGAAATGACAACAAAAACGATCATTGACAAAGCGATTGCGGCTAATCCCTCCGTAAAGCCGAACCGGATCCGAGCGGCACTCAAGCCGCGCAAACACGAAGAAGCTGACGAGCAGGCAAAATTCATCGAGTGGGTGCGCTGGGCATCGCGGTATCAGTCGGACATCTATCCGATGTTGAGACTGATGCACTGCTCGCTCAATGGGGTCAAGCTGTCGATCAGGCAGGCGGTCAAAGCCAAACAGCAGGGGATGCTGAAAGGCGTCAGCGACCTGTTTTTGCCGGTTCCGCGCCAGGGGAAACACGGACTTTTTATTGAGATGAAGTCAGAGAAAGGCAAGCTGTCATCGGAGCAGTCGCGTTTTCTGCGCGACGTGACCGATCTGGGCTATTCCGCGCATGTGTGCTACAGCGCGAAAGAGGCGGTTGACGTTGTGATGGGTTATTACGGGGTGAAAAATGGTCAGCCAAGAAGCTGTTGATGCTTATAGCCGCATTGTCAAATATGCCATCTGGCGGGCAATAACCGACCTAGAGTCCCACTGCCGACATCGGACGGCTGGACAGCATCAGGATTGGCTGCAGGTTCAGTCGGAGGATAGAGCTAGTACGCCGGTGATCGAGCGGGCGCTGAAATGTTTGCAGGATTGCGGGGTTGAAGTCGTGCGCGATCCAAAATACCCAAATATCCGGATTGTGTATGATCGGGCGAGCAATGAAAATTTTGGCTATCACTAGCAGTAACGCAAACAGCATGATCAGCATCACCTGAATAGCCGTATACGTCGCCTGGTTATGCTCATGCGCCGACAGTTCTCGGCGCGGTTGTTGGTGGAGGTGCTGGGGTATGAAGTATTAGGCCAATATTTCAGGAAGACTTTGCAGCCAGTCTTTAACCTTGGCTGACGCATTTGGCAGGGACTGCCATTTTGCGTAAAGTGCTGCTTCTGCTGGATCGGCCATGTTAAAGCTGATGACGCCGGTTTTACGCTTGGCTTGGTATTTGGTGTCAGCGTTTTTTTGTGATGGTTTGCGCATGGATGCTCCTGAAATGGAAAAGCCCCGGATGGGGCTTGATTGATGATTTGATTTATACGTACAGCACCCATACGCTGTTTTTGTAGGTCGTGCCACCCACGCGGGCTACCTGATAGCCTGCGTCATTGCAGGCCTTGACGATGTATGCTGGCAGAGTCAACAGGTGGCGATCCAGTTTGAAGGCGCGGACGGCTTTCAGTGCTTCGGCTTTATCGCATTGATCGCCAGCAAAATTAAATTCGGTGGCTGGGACGGTTTGGGTTGCTACGTTGAAGTTTTTCATGGTGGTCATCTCTCTGTTATCCGGCATTATTGCCTTGGTATGGATTCATTATATATCGTGTATACGATATATGGTAGTGTCAATTTAGGCCAATATTTTACCGTTCATCGGCTGAGTTTTTGTGTTATGATTGCTTGCACTCTCTAGGGTTTAACCGCCCATTGCCCGCACTCAAGCGGGCTTTTTTATTTGCGAAACTGTAATCATGTGCTAGATTTAGACGATTATCGGAGACGCATCATGCAAGACCCGGAATGGATTGTCGAAGCAAAAAAATACATTGGTCAGCGCGAAATCAAAGGCGCAAAAACCAATGGCTTTATCAGCGTCTGGCTGAAAACATTGCGGGCCTGGTGGTCTGATGATGAGCAGCCCTGGTGCGGGGTATTTGTTGCTCACTGTATCCAGTCTGCCGGACTGCCAATTCCTAAAAACTGGATGCGTGCTACAGACTGGTTAAGTATCGGTAAAGTGCTGCCAAAGCCTGCCGAGGGCTGCATTGTCGTGTTTTCCCGCGCCGGTGGTGGCCATGTCGGGTTTGTTGTGGGAAAATCAGCGGCGGGAAATCTTATGGTGCTGGGTGGCAATCAGGGTGACGAGGTGCGAATCAGCGAGTTTAGCCTGGATCGGGTGGTCGGCTACCGCTGGCCGTCTGTTGCCCCATTGCCAGAGCGTTATAACCTGCCTATTATGGGGAGCAACGGCAAACTATCGACTAATGAGGCGTAACACATGAAATGGTTTAGCAAACTCCCCCCTGAATTGCGCCACCTGATAGCCAGTGCATTGACTCTGCTGATTACAGGTCAGGCAATCAAACACGGATACATCACTCCGGATCAGGCCTCAACAGTCATCGCGCCAATGGTGCAAGGCGTGGCAAAATGACGATTGATTTGGCAGTCATACTAAACGGGCTGATACTTGCCGCAATTTGCTGGTTTGGGAAAAAGGCTGTTTCGATTTGCGAAACCATTGTGCGACACGACGAAAAGCTGAATAACCACAACAACCGCATCATTGAGCTTGAGCGTTGCCCGCCGTGTCCAAACGTACAGCCGTTGCGAGACACTGATTATGACGCCCGCATTTGAACTGCTCGCTGCATCAATCATTTTCGGGCTTGTGTTTGGTGTTGGCGTGATTGCCATGGCCGCTATGGTTATGGGGTATTGATCATGTTTAAGTGGTTTATGCGTTATCTGCTCCTGCTTGGCGTGTTGTCGATTCTCGGTTTTTTTGGTTGGTTGCTGTATTTGGTTTGGTGGTTGATTCAGGGGATGGTTTGATGCCTGCTCCAAAAGGTAATACAAGTACTTGGTCATCTACGCCTTTGCCTGTTCTATTATCCTGCCCGTGGTGGCGGTTTGTTGGGTGTTTAAATAATGAATGATTTAAAAGTTGAATACAGAAATATTAAAGAATTAATTCCTTACTGTAACAACTCAAGAACGCACAGTGACGAGCAAGTTTTACAGATTGCATCAAGCATAAAAGAGTTTGGTTTTACTAATCCAGTGCTAATTGACGAACAGGGCGGCATTATTGCAGGTCATGGTCGCGTCATGGCAGCTAAGAAACTAGGCCTTGCCGAAGTGCCTTGTATCGTGTTGGATGGGCTGAGCGAAGCGCAGAAAAAGGCTTATATTATTGCAGATAACAAACTAGCTCTTAATTCGGGTTGGGACGAGGAATTGCTACGGGTCGAGTTTGCCGAACTTACAGATTTGGGCTTTGATTTGGCGCTGACGGGGTTTGAGGTTGCCGAGCTACAGAATATATTTTTAGAGTCTGAAAAAATTGAGTCTGAAAAAGATTCGAGCGCAAAAGAGATCGACGTGGACAGCTACGAAATGAGCTGCATTTGTCCAAAATGTGGATTTGAATTTGATGATAAATAAACCTGATTGTGCATGGAATCTATCCGACCTTGAAGCCATTAAAAAAAATGGTGTAAAGGTTATGAGTACGTTCGCTTGTGGTGGCGGCTCAAGCATGGGGTACAAGCGGGCAGGATGCACGATAGTTGCAGCAAACGATATCGACCCCGAGATGGCGTGGCATTACAAACGCAACCTGAATCCGCCCCTGTATTTTCTTTGCCCGATTGGTGACTTGCTGACCAAAGACCTGCCGCCCGAATTGTACGATCTGGATATTTTAGACGGGTCGCCGCCTTGCAGCACTTTTAGTATGGCGGGCAGTCGTGAAAAGTCGTGGGGCAAGGATAAGCATTTTAGAGAGGGGCAGGCGAAGCAGGTATTGTCAGATCTGTTTTTTGATTATCTTGATTTAGTCGGTAAGCTACGGCCAAAAGTGGCAATCGCTGAAAACGTCAAAGGAATGCTTCTTGGAAATGCCAAGGGTTACACCAAGATGATCATGGCGCGATTCAAAGAGCTAGGTTATCGTGCGCAACTGTTCCTGTTGAATGCTGCTGATTGTGGCGTTCCGCAAAAGCGCGAGCGGGTGTTCTTTGTTGCGATTCGAGATGATATTGAAGCGCCGCCGTTGAAGCTGGCGCCGACGCATCGGTGGATTAGCGCGGGTGAAGCGACGGCTGATTTGCAGGTGTTGACGGATGATGAGGTGATTGATACAAAAGCAACTCTGACCCATACAAGGCATTGGCCGCATGTTAAACCGGGTGAAAATTATTCAGATGCTCACAAAAAAAGATGCGGTAAAGAAGGCGCATTCAATTACTTTAGGCTGAACGGAGATAAGCCATCGGCAACGCTTGCTGGTGTAGTCGCTCTTCCTGGTCATTGGTCAGAAATGCGGCTTTTAACCTACCGCGAATGGAAGCGCCTAGGCAGCTTCCCCGACGACTACCACGCTAAGACCGACAAGATCGGTAAATACATGATCGGTATGAGTGTACCGCCTAAGATGACCGAGCAGGTGGCACGGGCTGTTTGTGAGCAGTGGCTAGGAGTGATTTATGACGACTAACAAAGGCGGGCAGCCGCCACATGTTTTTACACCCGAGCAAGTGATTGAGGTTGGCGCACTTGCAGCAGTATTATCGCAAGAGCAAATCGCCGATTATTTTGGTATTGCCCGCAATACGTTTACCGCAATATGCGAGCGACAGCCTGAAGTTCTTGAGCAATATAAAAAAGG